CTTTTGTTTTTCCAAATGACTTGTTAGTTCGAGTGCTTCATTTGTCCATACTACAATTCGTTTTTGTAATTCTGCTCGTTTCATAACTTTCCTTTCTTAAACAATAATTGGTTGGGTAACAACTGGTGTGAGGTTCTTTTATTTATTTGTTAAAGAACAAGGAGTGAATGGGTAACAAGGGTCGGCTGGTTCTATATTTATTTGTTAAAGAACATAATTATCTTGGGTAACATCAAAACATCGGTTCTTATATTTCTTTTCTACTATCTCTATTATACCCTTAACATAAAATTTCTAAGAATAATTCTCAAATGTTTTTTAGAACACAGAACGTACAGCCATATTAGCTAACTCAAAACTTGTTGCTACATAACAACATCTTGTTTCACTAAACCACCCCTCGCGTAATACCACCCAATTCAATCTCATGTATCCCCTTTCTTTTTCTTTTGGTGTCTGGTTCAAACCTATCATCCCCGTAACGTGGGCATTCTTTCGCTTGTCGTCACTAAAGTGTTTCCTACTGACAGTCTTGGCATCATAAGCTGCCGTGTCACTCTGGGTGGCGGTCATCACTAAACAATGTCTTTCCTGACTTACCCGCCTTAGTTGCTTCCATGTCTTGTCTATCCTATCCCGTCCCTCTATGCCGGGATAATCCATACTCAACAAATCAGCATAGTCAATTATAATAACATCCGGTATCCAATCTTTTCTTGCCCAATCATCTAAGACTCCCCGTATCCCATCAACAGATACAGTATCATTAAAATGACATGACAACCGCAGTGCGCTCTTTAATCTTTTCCCTTCAGTTAATTTCGTACAGGCTTTGTACGCTTTTTTCCAAGTAAGTTTCTTGTTAAAGTGCTTTTGTTGAAATACTATGTGAGGTGGTGCTTTTGGTCTTAATCGTATTGAGATAGGATATTTTATAGTACAAGGATATAGTGGGTGTCTACTTACCCGCATCATAAATCGCCGCATTATCTGGTGCTGGCTTAGATCACCACACTCAAAGAAAGCCACACGTCTTTTCTGTAAGATAGCACGGAAAGCCATATCCAACAGCCAGAAAGACTTCCCCCTCTTGTCCGGCCCCATGATACCTATCAGCCCATCACGCTCTAACCTATCCCCAAAGAACGTGCCTAAACCATCGGTATATTTTATTATAGCATCATGTTCATCCTCAAATGCAGCCTGTATATTTTGCTTATCGGCAAATACATCTATCCCTGCCCCAACACCCATTTCTAATTTATGATAGTCGGCAGTCCTGTGCATAGCCTTATCTATCTCCCCCTGTGACACATCGGCCTCTATAGCCTCACTCAGCCTTTCCAATTTCACCTTATTAAAATATGTACCTGCTAAATCAATAACGTATTCGCTATTACTGTTTTTTCGCAACTTACTATATTGTCTGCTAAGGCTGTCTAAGAATTCACTGATAATTTCTACAACGTTTTTATTTCTTGTATCAGTAGCCCACGTTTCAAAGATAGATTGCATATGTAGGCCGGGTGCTTTCTGGTATTTATTAAAATATGTTATGCACCAGAAAGATACTCTATTGGCCCATGGCGAGCGAAACATACTTTTATTATATTTGGGAGATATTCTACCCAAAACAGTTTTATCAACGATCATGCCTATTAGGACAGTCCGTTCCTCATCATACTTCCGTTTTTGTATTTTCATTCAACATCTCATCTTCATGTATTACTTTATTTAATTCATGTATTTCGTTGTAAGGAATATTACGTCCTAACAATCTCTCCATTCTGCACCAAAATTCATAAAATTGCATGCGACCTAATTCCTCCACTTCTTTAAGCATCTCTTTAATTCATTTTTTAGCATTCTTTCTTGTATTTCATTCATTGCTGTAATTCCAAATAATCGTATCATTTCTTCAGGTGTAAATACTTCAGACTTTACAGCTAACACAACTGCTTCACTCCAAGATAAACCATGTCCAAGTATACTATGCATCCTACCCCAAAATGTATAGAACTTTTGTACCAACTCTTTGTCATTTCCATTCGACTTAGCCCAAAATTCCATTCCTCTATCCTGTTCACTTTCCCATGCTCTTCTATTCATCTACATACCATCCCATCTTACCATCACCACCCATTCGATAAGTGGAAGTAACTTCATCATTATCTTCTTCTTGTTCACAACGTCGCATGGCATCTTCAATGCGTGTAAATTTTTCGCGGAACGTCTTAGCACAATGTGCAACTGGTACATAATCCTCACCTATATGGTGTTTGTACCATATTAATACTTCTTTAATTCTGGCTTTAGGTATTTTATTATTAGTTCTTAACATACGAAATGTATTTGGCCATTGACTGGTGTTTAGGTGTATATTCTTCTTAGATAATATAATATTATGTAACTTGGTAGCTGCCAATCTATCAAAAGGTTTAATAATGGTCTTGCCGTCGGGCTTGTCCCGACAGTCATTACTTAGTTTATTTCTTTTATTAGTATTCTTATTACTTAGTAGTGTTACGTTTTCTAAATTTAGGTTTTCTACATTAGGGAAATCAACTTGTAGGTTTTCTCGTATGAAGTAGACATGTTTTTTTATCCTTTTCTTTTTGTCTCTCATGGCTGTGTGTAAGATGTATCCTGCCACTTTTAATTCTTTTACACCACTCCAAAAAGATGTAAGGCCATCAGTAGCATGTCCGGCTATCTCAACAAGATTAACACTCCAATCGTCAGGCAGAGACATAAAATATGTAAGTAAACCTTTGGCCTTCCATGATAGCTTTTTATTTTTGATGGGTTCTTTGTCAAGTAGGATGTATGGATGTTCTTTATTTTTAACGGTACGAATAATACTGGTGTTTTGTTCGTCATTCATTTAAGTATTCTTTCTGCAACAATCTTTGCAAATTGTTTGGCTGTCTTTTTGTTTAAGTTATGGGGTATGCATTTGGTAGGTATTTTATTACAAGTTGGGTCTGTACAACCTCCTGTTTCAGAATCATCAAATGGGTGTGGAGTAGCATGATAACACTCACCATGTTCATCACATGTTTTTGCACGCTCACATACAAATAAGAGTTCTTCTTCGCAGACGTTTTTACTTTTCTTTGTCATTTTTCTGTGTAAATAAAATGCCGCCCACCGTAATCGAATCAGGTAAATTCGTCACAATGGGCGGCTCGGCATCTGTGTACTTAATTGTTTTGTTAATCAACAACAACGATATTACCTGATCATCTATCCTTATTATACTCAGTCCATACGAAAATGAAAGAAAAAAATAAAATTTATTTCAAAAATTTCCGTAACCTTCTTAACTCCTTGGGTTTAGCTTCGCCGGGGTCTTTACTATCTAACACAACATTAATGGTCTCACCTTCAAAAGCACCCAAAGCATTACGAAGTTTTATGGCTTGTTTCTGCGCTTCTTTCTCGTTGTCATAGCAGATGACACGTTTAGGTATTTTAAGCAACCGGATGACTTGCTGTGAAGTAAAGGCAGTCCCAAATGTAGCTACAGCACCGGGACCTATAGCCCAAACGTCCATCGGCCCTTCCGTAATTATTGCACAGTGCCGCACATAATCCATGCCATATAGAATGTTCTTGTGTGGCACAATTTCTTTTTCTTTCTCTTCACTGATGTACTTCATCTGCTGTCGTCCTATTGCTCTGGTAGTCCAGCTTACCATTTTGCCCTGATAGTAAATCGGGATGAACAAACGCCATCTCAACCTGCCAGCCACTCCTATTCCTTTTATTTGCCAAAGTCTTTGTATTTCTTGGTAATCATAGCCTCTGTTGTGTAGGTACTTGATATGGGCGGTCGTGAGTTTTCCTACACATGCCGGAATAGAAAAAGGAGTTTTTCTTTCCCTGACATCTGTCATCACGACCGCTTTACCCCCTTCCGAAAGGTCTTCCACTATTTTTCTGACTTTGTTGTAACTTAATCCAGAAATTTCCTGAATAGTTGAAGCCAGAGAATGTCCACCACAGTGCCAGCAGTTGACATATCCACCACTGACATTAT